CTCGTGGTGAAGGCAAACTGCCGTGTGACGAGCTTTTCAACATATATGGCCGGTAGGTTAGCGTGCAGCGTGGATAGTATACGCAGAGCAATCTCTGGACTGCGGCGTATTGCTAAGTTTTTGATAAGCTCGTAGTTGGTCAAGTCGAGCGTTAAGGGTACTAATTCGGCTAGGACCGAATCAACTGCACTCGCGAACCCGAGTGCTACAGCTCGCAGTGCTGACGCCAGCCCGTTGACATCGTCATCGTCAGGCGGCAGTGTGAAGTTAGTGTATAGATCCCTAAGTATTCGACATTGATACTCATCGATCGCTGGCGGTACGTGCATGCGTAGAGGCTTTAGTGATATAGCGTCCGCGTTTCCTTGTAGGATGTAGTTCGTCGAGCTGATTGTCTCGTAGGTGCGCTGCGTTACGAAAGCGTTGACTGGCAGATCCGTACCGTATGTCGCTTCAGTTAGGGTTTGGCGAATACGTTCCGAGCTCGGCAGTGTATAATGCATAGCATGCACCTCACGCAGCAGCTCCGACATGAACACATCTACCGCTGGTAGTCTCTTCAGATCTGGTAGGGGTATGCTACGGTTCTCCTTTGCTGTTAATTGGTGTGCAGCGGTGATTGGTAGTTGCCCGTATCGTGGGCACCCTAACCCGTTGCACCACGAAGCAGTGTTGAGTAACTTCTCCGATGGAGTTGCGGTGGAATCGCCGGTACGGATGACACACCAATATTGTACTAGGCAAGTACGCACGAGCTCAGCGTTGCGTAGGAGTGCACCTCTCCGGATGATCCCATTGAGTGCCTCATTGGTCCCTTGTGCGTTAGCTAGGGCGGAGTGCGTTTCCTCACGCTGTAAGTCCGAGCCGATGAATCCCGAGAGTGAACGCATTATGGAACCGCGCACACCCCGATGCCGGTCTTGCAGTATCCGGAGCAATTCGTGGACCCACCCTGCAATAAGCTGTTTACTCGGGTTAAGTTCGTGGCCCTGTTCGGTTAATGCCTGCACAAACCGGATAGCACCAATCATTGTCCAGCTGAAGGCTGCGCTGTCGTCACCGATCAACTCCTTGTTAAACAAGGTACATTGCCATTGCTCCTGCATGTCCATCTGCGCTATGTAAAAGTACATTGCGTTGAATAGAGTGTT